GCGTCTGGTCCGGTGACTGCCGCGATAGCGGCTGGTGCGGCGCACACTGTCGGAGCGGGGCTGCGAGCGGGTGCGACCGGCATCCAGACGCGCCGCCTGAACAACGCGATAGAGACCATCGGTGAAGGCGTTCCGCCGCATCCGTTGGTGCCCTCTCCCGGTCAGCCTTATCTGTCGAGCCGGGTGACGCGCGATCTTAGTCCGGCGTCCCTCGCGGCGGCGATCTCAGCGGCGAACGAAGAGCGTCGTCGTCACCCGCTGATGCTCGGATATCCAGACTGATACGCCGCTACCTTAGTAGACGTTGATCAGGATCGCGCCTCCGATCCATGCCACGACGACCGCGAATCCAATCGGCCAACCACCAGTTCGCGCACTCGCGACGGGAGGCTCCGGCGGCGTCCACACCGGCTCCACCACGACCTCGACCGCCGGCAACGCCAGCATTTCCTCCCAGGTCATCCCGTGCCGCTTGCGGAACGCCTCGGCCTGTAGCGCCGCCGACGCCCGTTCGCCCGCGTGATCGCTCCCCAGCATCCCCAGGATGCGCGCGAGGCGGCGGCGATCGGCGGGGGTCATTGGGTGGACCCCGTTGACTCAAAATTGCCCATGCGGCCCATCAGTTCGGCCTTCAGCATCAACTCAATGTCGTCACGGGTCTCGGTGATCCGCCGCTCCAGACGCTGGCCTTGCTCGACCAACGCCAACAGCAGATCGCGCTGATCGGCCATCTCGCGTCGCACGTCTTGAAGCAGACGTATCACTATGCTCGTGGGTTGATCGCTCATCGCTCAAGCCTGGTATTGATTACCTCGAGACACCTCGGGCAGGTCACAGCCTCATCGCGGATAGTCCACGTCGCCCGGCGTATGTCGATCGCTCGCGGCTGTTTGAAGCACAACGCCGACACGGAACCATCCTCCCGGATCTTGGCGGCGCGATGATACGTCCGCTGGCGGGGGGCGCGCCGGTTCGTTGGGTCAGCGGCCATTGTCGCAGCAGGCATTGTCGCACTCCCATTCGTCTATCCCGCTCGGATTGTACATCGCTTCGCGGACGCCGAGGCGATGGCCGCAACCCGGGCATTTCGGTGTGGCCTGGTCTGGGTCGTCTCTGGCATCCCGCTGCCACTGCCTCACTGTCGGAAAGGCGCTCGTCGGACGGCTCGGTTGGTCTGGCGCACCTGTCATTTATACTCTCCGATCTCTTGGGCGATCTGGACCAATTCATCGAGCGCCGCCTTCCTAACAGATCGCGGAGTCTGGCCAGAGCGTTCTAACGCCGTCCGCGCGATACGGGCGATCTGGGTAACGACGTGGGCCTTTTGCCAGTAGGCCGCGGGCGACTTCGGGAAAACCGTGAACGGATACGCCTCGGCCCAGGACGCGACGCGGTGCAGCGCTTCCTCGAGCCGGTCCATGCGGTCTTGCTCGGCCTCGGTCATCGTCTCCCCCTCTCACGGATGTGTCCGTCTTCCCACCCATCCACGGCCCAACCCTCTCTCGGAACAGGCGGACCAAGTTTGTTGGCCAGATTGTCCACGGTCGCGCCCATTGTCGCCGCTTCATACGCCGCGGTGCGGAGCGAGCCGTTTCCCGCATCCTCTGCTCCCGCGATGACAAGCAGACATCCACTCAGCCGCCGCACTTCCGCCGTGAGCCGCTCCACGAGCGCCGTGACAGGGTCGCTCGTCTTGGGCTCCGTCGGTTCGCTCATGGCTTCCGCCGCTCGTTTTCGAGCTTCGTGATGCGTTGGCTCAGCGTCAGGTTCTCATTCAATCCGTAAAGCAGATGCCCGCGCGTGTCGTCGGTGTCGGCGCGAATGTGGCTCATCCGGTCAAGCAACCGCTCGAAGCCGTCGTTGATCTCCCCCATCATGCGATGGAGGTGCGCGTCGAGGGCGTCAAATCGTGCTTTTGTTTCTTCATCCATGGTCGCTCAAATCTCCTGATTGTTATTCCGCCGCTTCCCTGACCGGGCGCACTCGCCACCCGTCCGGCACCGGGGCGCGTAGATCATCCCTCACCCGGCGCTCCAGCCATCGCGCGATGGGGGGCGGGATCGGCGCCCGCCCGCTGGCCCAGCGGTTCGCCAGCGTCGTGTCGCAGCCGAGCTGCTCGACCAGATGACGGCGGGACCAGCCCAGGACATCGAGGGCGGTGCTGAACTCGGCGGGGGTCACGCCTCGGCCGCGTGAACAAGAGCCGCGCCCCGAAGCCCGCGATCAAACGCGGCCAGCAACTCAGCGGCAACGTGGTCCTGAACCGTGCGCACCGCGTCCTCGTCCTCATCGAAAACGCTGATCCCCAGTAGATTCCAGGCGGCGTTCAGCGCGGCCAGATCCTCGGCGGAATAACCCTCGGTATTGTCGTCGCGAAAATAGTCCATGTGATGCGTCCTCGTGTTGATGTCCGTGTTATAAGGACACCGACCGGGCGCGTCAACAACAAAATGAGGACATGAGAGATTTATTTTGGGGACACGTAGCCACGACCGCGCGGTGCCGATCCACGGCGGAAACAAACCGGCCGAAAACTCCAAAATACGGCGGAAATCCGCCATTCCGTTGTTCCTGCGCGAGGAAGACCACACACGCATTTCCGCCGGTTTCCGCCATGGTTTCCAAAAGTTGTCATCGGGATTTTGACAACCGGATTATCGCCGCCGTGGCCATCCGCTCCTGATCCGCCGAAGCCGTGTAGAGCGACACGAGTGCCAACGACCGATGCCCGGTGATGGCGGCGATCTCGTGCGCGCTGCACCCGGCCTCCGCGAGGTTCGTCGCGGCCAACTTTCTCAACCCGTGGACATTGCGACCCGGCTCGAAGCCGATCCGCGCCAGCGCCTTCCGGAGCCCGTCAGTGACCCTGTTGGGCGACCACGGCCGGCCGCGCGAGTTGACCAATATGGTCGTGGCCCTACGCGGCCACTGGTTCATCTCGGCTCGCAGCACGGGATGCACGGGCACGACAAGCGGTGTTCCCGTCTTGCCCTGCGTGACCCTGATCCGCTCGCCGTCGTAATGCGTCCACGCCATGCGGCAGAGGTCGCCGCGCCGCTGGCCGGTGAACAAGGCCAACAGCACCAGCCGTCGCAGGTGCTCGGGCAGGGCGGCGATGGCGTGATCAGCCTGGGCCTGAGACCACGCGGGGAGATGACCGCCGGGTATGAGATCGATCTTGTGCGCCGGGTTGTGTTCCAACCAGTCGGCTTTGACGCCCCACCCGAACAGCGCACTGGTCACATTCACGAAGCCATTCGCCGCTCCGGGTTTTCCGGTGGAGAAGATGGCATCACGCACGGCGCGGATATGCTGACGTTTGACTGTCGCCGCTGGGTAATCGCCAAGGCCGGACAGTCGCTTGAAGTAAAGCGCGCACTTCTTCTTGCGCGCGTCCGATAGCCGGTCCCACTCGGGGCTGCGCTGGTATGCCGCGATCATATTCGCGAGGCTATCGGCGGGGGATTTAGCGGGAGCGACTTTTGTCCGCGCGTATTCATACGTGCGAACCGACCCGTCCGCGAGCCGCTTTCTGACGGTTTTGGTCTTCGGCTTCACGACGGATACTTTCGACCACATTCGAGACAGCCTCCCCAATATCAGCGCCGGCGTCCTCGGCGCCCATCGCCCGATCGAGCGCGAGCCTGTCCCATCTTGGGCTCTGTTTCCCGAGTCGGTATGTCGCCTGGGGCAGCGTGCCACGGCGCACGGCCCTGCGGAACGCCTCCGTGTCGTAGCCGACGTAATCCGCCGCCTCACGTGCTGGCAGCCATCTCGCGTCGATCACCGCCTGTCCCTCGTCCGATACCGCGCCAAATGCTCCACCGCGACGCTCTCGGCCATCCGCGCCGAGAGGCGGCTATCCTCCACCAGTTCATCCAAACATCGCTCCTGGCTCCGCACACGCGCGGCAAGGGCACGCAGGCGGCAGGCCAAAGCCGGGTCGGTCTCGGAGACGAGATCGGCGATCTCGATCAGTTCGGCGTGGTTGGTCATTGTGGAAGGGCCTCCGCTACCGCCAGAACGAATGTCATCGTGGCCGCGACGCCCGTGGCGAGGCAGGCGAGGATGGTGAGCGCCCTCATGCCGGCACCGGGGCGCGGAGAGCCTTTTTCGCGGCTCTGTTGGCCTCGCGTTTCGCCACTCCCTCGCGATTCTTCTGAAGCCAGATAGGATCAACGGAACGCTTAGCGATCATCTCCCGGTGTTTGCGTTGCCACTCCGGATTAGCCGCCATTCGAGCCATCGCTGCTTTAAGGTTCTGTTTTCTCACCGGATCGGCATGGACTCGCACCATGGCCGCTCGTTGATTCTCACGCCAAACAGGGTCAGCGGCGCGCTTTGCCCCTCCTTCACGATTTTTCTGTTGCCATGAAGGGTCGCTAACTCTCTTGGTGAGAATCGCACTCCGCTTCTGACGGTAATCCGGATCTGCTTCGCGCTTGGCAATCCCCGTGCGGAGTTTCTCCCACCAAGAAGGATCATTCACAAGTTTGGCTGATACTTTACGGTGATTTTCCCTCCATGCCGGATCAGCAGCCATTCGGACCTTGGCTTGACGTTGTTTTTCTCGCCATATGGGGTCTTTCGCTCGGCGAATAGCCGCTTGTTTGTTTTTTTCATGCCACACAGGGTCCAGGCAACGCCGGGCAATTCCTTCGTGAAGCGATTGACGCCAGATTGGATCATTCGCCAGGCGAGACGCCCACGCGCTTGTGAAGCCATCCCCGCCCTCGATTTCATTTCGGCATAAAGGATCAACGCCTATGACACCAAAAGGGACCAGTGCGGCCTCCGCTGCGTAAGCGTCGGCTTCAGTATCAAAAAACTCCATTATTTCGATGGTGAGCGCATCCAACTCTGGGTGATTAACGATCCAATTCCCAGAACCTTTGTAACGGTCGTTCAAATTGCGTGTGCTATGTTTCCCTCCATACCATTCGCCGGTTTCTTGATGCCAGGTGCAGTAAACGTAATGCCAATACCCATTGGCGTCTGGAGGCGGGATGTCCAAGATCACGACACCTTCTCCAAAAACGGATCTTGGCCTGGGGCGAAAACGCCATCGTTCGGCGCGCTGGTTTCGTCAGCGGAGGTGCGCCTGATCGCCTCCTGTAACAGGTGGTCCAGACGATCACGGGCGCCGTTGCGGAGTTTGTCCTGGGCGGTTTGGACGTCACTTCTCGCGAGGATGGCATCGACTTCCTCGCTGCCCTCGGCCGCCGCGAGTTCCAGCGCCAGCGCGTCGAGCCATTGGACAACGGTCTGTTTCTTCGGCGCGTGCGAATCCGGTTGTTCGCGGGATGTTTCGCGAACGGGCGCGGTGGCTGGTGCGGCGTGCTCGATCGTCGGGCCGGCGAAGGTATCGCGGTGAGGCTGCTGGTCGAACTCTTCCGGCGAATAGACGCCCAGCATGACCTCCGGCGCGTGGCGGCGTGCCCAAACGCGGGTGCCGGCGTAGCAAAGCTGCTGCTCGGGTTGCTTGACCCACATGCCGTTCGTGGTTTTCGCTTCCTTCAGCCAGAGGGTTATTTCCCTCGGCTTTGTTTCGCCCTTGATGGTGCCCCGCACCATGACCTTCAAATCGGGACCCGCGCCGGAGTATTCGTATTCCAACCGGGCGGCCATGATCCCGCTGCCGTTGAGCGCCGCCGCGACAATCTTGCCCTCAAAATTTAGCTTGCCGTTGATGACCGAAGTGCAGGCGGCGACGGCGAACGGTGACATTCCCCAACGCATCGCCTGCTCCACGATGAGCAGACAATCGCCGGGATTTTTCCGCAGATGCTCTGGAATGCCGATCTTCCCAAGCGACATCATCTCGGCGAGCCGGATGGCGCTCTCCATGTTCGTCGGCATCAGCGCGTTGGCGCTGCCGCTGGTGGGGACAATCGCGTTCATTATTTGGTCCTCAGTGATAGCGTCGGGAGAGAATTGGACAGCACGGCGCCCGGGACTTCGCCGCCGCTCTTCAATACTGACGCGATGGTTTGCTTATCTATCTTCCGCACCAGTTCGACATAGAGATCGGGGATTTCGTCCTCGTTGGTGATCTGCACCGACGGCTGTCCGGCGCGGATGGACGCGGTGATGTCGGGGAGTTCGAACTTCGAGCGCCCGAGGGCGTCTAAAATCGCGAAAGCCGTGCCTCGGAATGCCTCGTTGCGGCGCTGGTAACGCTCCTTCCGCGCCCGCATGTCCTCGATCAACCCCGCTGATGCCTCGGCCATCGCCTTGGCGTCACGGGCAGCGCGTAACAATCTCGCGAGAACGCTTTCAATGTCGCCACCGGCCGTCCCGAGTAATTCTTCAAGCGCCGCCTCGTTCTGTTCGAGGCCGCTATCATCGGCCAGTAGCCGCGCGCGAGCGGACTGCCACGCCGCCATCGCCTGCTCCACGCGCCATGCACTCGGTGCGTCGCTCATGCCGCGCGCTCCTGTTCCACCGTCACGTCCGCCAGCGCCGCGCGCAGCAGCATGTCGCGCACCGCGTTGATGGACTTCTGGTGGATGTCGCGGTGGTCCCGGTGTTTCACGGCAACGTCCAGTTCAAGCAACATCATCCTGATGTCGTAAGCCGTCAGCTTGTTCATAGCAGCGCGTCCGCTTTCTGCTCGGCGGCATGAACGTCGCACCAGGCCGCCCCATCGACCCACTCAGTCGCGTCGGCGCGGCACTTCCAGCCGTTACACTCCAGGGTGACTTCGCCAGTTCCCTCGCACGTCTCGCAGCGAAACGCCTTGGCCCACGGATCGTTTGGATGGTCGTGCGTGATCTGGCCGCAGCCTCGGCAGTCGTCGCATTCAGAGATGAGGGGCGGACGCGTGTCGGGATTTGACCGGACATCATCGGCGCGTAATGATTGAGTTTCGGTCGGGGCCGAACGGGGAGATAATGAAGAATGAACGGACATAACGCGCTCCAGGTGTCTGGAACGCACCCTATGCAGGATTTCTGCATGTCGCAAGCCCTAAATGCAGATTCCCTGCATTTTCTTTTCACGCGCGGTGAGCCGCCCGAACGTCAGTCAGCCATATCAACCTTGAGAAAGCCTGGGGAACCCCCGCCTAGCGTTCCGCCTGAGATGCCTGGTCCGCTCGCCAGATTGCCTTCGCCAATCCCGAAGTCCCCTCGGAAACGATCCCCCGCATTATCCACTCCGTCGAAACCCCGTAGCGGTCGCAAAAGCACTTAATGAACCAGTGGCCGGGGTAATGGTCGCCTCGGAGCCAGTTGCCGAGTTTCGTGGGGGAGACGTGCAACTCCCTCGCGACCTCGGCCTGGGTCTCCCCTATCGCCTCGATCGCGACACGTAAACGACGACCCACCTCTAACTTATACATGGCCTCGCTCATGCCAAATAATTGAGCGAATGTAGATTATCTGCGATGCAGAAGAAAGCCATATTGACCGTATGCAGAAATCCTGCATACTCGGGCCATGCCAGCATATGACCCGCCCCTCACCAAAGTCCTCAAGAAGGTCGGCCCCAGCAGGCTGGCCGATCACCTGGGGATTGTCCCCTCGGCCGTTACCCAATGGCGGCGGGTCCCGGCCCGGCACGTTCCGCGCGTAGCGGCGCTCACGGGCATCCCAGAACGCGAAATCCGCCCGGACATGTATCCGAGCGTTGAGACCGTCTGATGCATCCACAAACACAGAGGGAAACACACATGAAACGCTTACTCGCCACCACCGCCATCGTCGCCGGCGCGATGTTCTTCTCACCCACGGCCCGCGCCGCGTTGACGATCGGCGTGCTGCCCACCATCGATCAGGTGCCGCAATCGCAGAGCGCGCCGTGCATCATCTGCGGCACCAATCAGGCGCATAACCCGGCGGGCTTCGGCTTCAACGATTTCACCAGCACTGGCAACCTGACGTCGTTCAATACTTTCAGCACGAACATCAATCCCGGTGGCGGCGGTCAGGTGGCTGGCGACCTGGAGGCCAACGCGGTCGGCTATGGCGCGGGCTCGGTCCTGGAAGCGTTCCTGAACGGTGGCGCCAACGCTGGCTTCGATCCGCTGTTTCATTTTGGCATCGTTGTCGATATCAACACCGCGCATGGCGGCGAGACCCTGACGGCGTTCCAGTTGATCGACCTGAACAAGCCCGCCGGTCAGCGGGTGATCTTCGACCTCTCTCCGCTGCTGCCGTTCGCGATGCCCGACACCCAGAACGGCAATGGCAAAGGCGACTACCTGATCAGCGGGTTCGACCTGTCGCTGGGTTGTCGTGACTCCGGCCAGTTCGTGTTGGCAGACTGCGTGATCCAACCGGGCGACAGCCTCCTGTTTCACGCCGCGTGGACGGGCGCCAGCGACGGCGCGGAGAGTTTCTACATGATCGCGGTCCCCACCGCCGTCGTGGACACGCCCGAACCCGCCTCGCTCGCCGTCCTGGGTCTCGGCCTGCTGGGCCTCGGCGCGGTTCGCCGCCGTGTTTGAACAGCATCTCGCCTCACCCCCCCGAGGCAGATCGAGTGGCGGGCGTTACCCGCCTTCGTCACACCCCAAACTTCCCTCCGCGCTCGCGCCCCCATGCGGGCCGGAGGGCTTTTGAGGTGAACCACGCCACCCGCATCGCCGCGCTCTCCGACGAAAACGGCGACCTGATCCGCGCGCCGTGTCCCGCGTGCCGCGCATCAACCTCGGGCGTGACCAACACGAGGGCCTGGCACGGCATCGTCAGGCGCAGACGGAAATGCCGTGCCTGCGAACACCGTTGGTCGACGCTCGAGATACCGTCCGAGCTGGCCGCCTCGCTTCCGCTCATGGAGGAGAATTTGCGGCGCGTCTCGCGCACGGCGGCCGAAATGGCGGACGCCCTCAACGCGATCACCGCGCTGATGCCGGCAAAAAGCGAGGGATGAAATGGCCGCATCGACATGGACATCGCCCGAGATCGACGCGCGCATCGTCGAACTCAACCAAACGCGCATTTCATACGCACAGATCGCGCGGGAGATTTGCCGCGAGTTCAAGCCGGTGTTCGTGAACAAGAACATGGTGCTCCGTCGCGCCAGGACGATCCTGGGCATAGACCGGGGCGAGAAGGCCGCCAACGAGAGGCAGGAGCGCAAGCGCAAAGCCGAGCGAGCGGCGTTGGAGCCAAAAGCACCGCGCCCGGTCAATGTTCCGCCGCCCGTCGTGACCCTGCCGCCGCTGGCGAGCGCGCTGGCGCCGTGGCCCGTGCCGCCCGCACCGCTCGGCAACGGCAAATGCGCATTCCCGCTCTGGGCCAACGGGGCGACGCCCAGCCATGAATACTGCTCGAAGCAAACCCCGCTCGGCAGCAGTTGGTGCGCCGAATGTCGCGCGGTCGTCTGGCACACGTATCGACAGGCGAGGGCGGCATGAGCATCGAATGGCGCATGGCGATCGGCGCCGCCATCGGGTTCTGCCTCGGCATACCGCTTGGGTTCCTCATTGAGTGGTCGCTATCATGACCGCCGCGCGCCCGCCCAACACGCAGCGCGAGTGGTCGTTGCAAAGAAGCATCGTCGTCTATCTGTCAAAAGCCCTGCCGCCCACAGCATATTTTACATCGATCGACATCGGTTCGGCTGGCTCGGCGCAGCAAGGCGCGTTGCGGAAAGCGAGGGGCGTAAAACCCGGCATCGCTGATGTTTTGATAGCGTATCTAGGCGCGACGCTCTGGCTCGAAATCAAGGCCGGGACACAACTGTCCGAGGCGCAGAAGTTATTCCGCGATCAGGTCACCGCCAACGGCCATTGCTGGGCGCTCGCCAGATGCCCGGAGGACGTGGAGCAGGCGTGCCGCGACGTGGGGATTCCGCTGCGGGCGAGTTTCACCCAGATCCACGCCCGCATCGCCGATCAGGACGCGCGGCTGCCGGCGAAGAAGAAACGCGCGCCGCGACGCAAGGGCTCCGGCAGCGTCTCCGTGGCGGCCGCCCATCGCCTCGGACTGTGGAACCCATGAAGCAAGCATCACTCCCCCTGAGCCCTCCCCAGGCCCGCCACGTCGCCACCGTCCGCACGCCCGAGGGCGTCGTCTACGAGTTCCACGACTGGACCGACCTCGGGCCGCCGCTGCCGTTCGAGACCATCCCGCCAGAGATCAGGCTCCCCGGCGAACCCGGATACCTCGAGCTCGACAGATACATGCGCCCGGTCAGCGGCAAGGGAGGCGCGGGGTGAAGCGCGACACCGATCAGGGCCAGAGCCTCGCCACCATCGACAAGGAACGCCGCATCGGCGCCGCGCTCGCCATCGGTATGCGGATCGCTTCGGATCAATTCGCCGGGTCTCGCTTTCGTTGGTGGCATTTCGACGCCAACGCCGGCGCGGGCTTCAACGAGAAGATCGGCGTCCCCGGTTCGCCGATGGTGTTTTGGCAGGCCGCCCACAAGCATCTTGCCCTCCGACCAGCGCCTTTCTTTTGCGACATAAACACCACCGCCATCGGCGAACTACGCACCGCGCTCTCTGGCAACGGCGCCTCCGTGTTCATGCCAATGGACAATAATGCCGCTCTCATCCGCTTCGCTGGCGCCATCACCGACGCTGGAGAAAACCCAAAATACGCGACGGGAACGGTCGTGGTGGACCCGAATGGATACTACTACCGAAACAAACAAAATATCGGCGCACCAACCGACGCGCTCGATTGGTTTCTGCCGCGATTTCCGCGCGTCGATATTGTTCTGAACCTCAATACTCGCGTCTATCGTCTGCAAAAATCCCAGGGCCACGCAGTCCTCGCGCCGCGTGACCTACTCGCCTCATTGCATAAGAAATACTGGCTCGTCGGTTCCACGCAACACGGCGGCGACAGCTTCCTCATCGCCATCGGACGCAACGTCCCCACAGGCGACTTCGCCGCCGCTGGGTTGCACAAATCCACCAGTCCGATCGGCCAAAGCATCCTCTCGGCGGCCGAGGGCGGACGGCAACAGAAAATGGACCTGTTCCAATGACCGAGATCACCCAACACCCGCTGTCCGCCGCGTTTCCCGCGATGGCCTCCGCCTCCTACGCCGAACTCCGCGCGGATATCGCCGCCAATGGTCTGCGTTCGAGAATCATGATTCTGGACAACCAGGTGCTCGACGGATGGCACCGCTATCGCGCCTGCGTCGAAACTGGTGTCGAGCCCCGGTTTAATGTCTTCGAGGGAGACGAACTCGCCGCTCGCCTGTTTGTTGTCTCGGCGAACCTGATGCGGCGGCATCTGAACGGCACACAACGCGGGATGATCGCCGCTGAGTTCGCCACGCGATCCGTTGGACGCCCCGGAAAAGGGGCGCCAGTGCCTGATTCCATCGCCCAGGCCGCCGAAACACTAAACGTCTCAGAGAGAACCGTCAGAGACGCTCGCGCCGTGCTCGCCAGTGGAGATGCCGAAACCATCGCGAAAGCACGCAACGGCGAGATTTCGGCGAAAAAAGCCGCGATCGAAATCCGCGCCAAAACACCCAAGGCAACAAAACTCAAACCAGTCCCCCTGTTCTCCGGCCCGCTGCCCCCACCCATCGTCATCCAACCCGTCACCGTCGAGGAATGGGCAAACCTGCCGCCTGATCACCGCGCGGCTTACCTCGCCCATCGCAACCCAGACGCCAAATTGAACCACCAGAAAGACACTGAGGACGACAACCTGATCGATTGGGCGAAGTGGACATGGAATCCGATCACCGGGTGCCAGCACAACTGCCCATATTGTTACGCACGCGATATCGCTGACCGTTTCGCCGGCACGTCTCCATTCCCCAACGGATTCATTCCGACATTCCGCGCCGATCGCCTCTCCGCGCCGCTCAACTACCGGCCACGCGAAAGCGACGACCCGCGCGACCGCCGGATCTTTACCGGATCGATGACCGACCTGTTCGGGCGATGGGTGCCGCGGGAATGGATCAACACCGTGCTCGACGTCGCGGACACCTGCCATTCGTGGGAGTTCCTGATGCTGACGAAATTCCCGAAGCGCATGTCCGAGTTCTCGATCCCAAACAATGTCTGGATGGGGACGAGCGTCGATTGTCAGGCACGCGTGGACAACGCGGAGGCGGCTTTCGAGCACGTCGAAGCGAAAGTCCGGTGGCTGTCCTGCGAGCCGATGCTGGAACCGCTCAAATTCCGCCGCCTCGACCTGTTCGACCTGATCGTGATCGGGGGCGCCTCGCCATCCAGTCAGACGCCTCGATGGATACCGCCGTTTGCCTGGCTGGATGACCTCATGCGGCAGGCCAACGATGCCAACTGCGCTGTCTATCTGAAGTCGAATCTCTACCTCAAGGAACAGCCCGGCGGGTCGCGCTACATCTTCAAAGATCAGGCGCCGAAGGTATTTCGATACCTGAAGGCTGATCGGGCCGCCGCCGCGTGACCCACCCCCCATGAGCAAACTGCGGTGGGCCAAGTTCTTTTGGGCGGACTGGTCGAACGATACCGCGCTCAATCTGTGCTCGATCCCCGCGCGTGGGCTTTGGATGTCGCTGTTGTGCATCGCCGCGCAGGGCGACCCGTATGGCGCCGTCAACATCAAAGGGCGCCCCCTGACCGAGGCGGAATTGCGCGACCTTTGCAAAATGAAAAACGGGCCGCATGCCGCCCGCGACTTCCGTCGCTGGCTGGACGAACTGGAGCGGCATGGGGTCTTCGTGTGGGCCGACATCGTGCCTGTTGACTCACCCGATGCTCACCCTAGCCGCACCATTGTCTCACCACGGATGCACCACGACGGCACCATTGCAAAGGTGCGATCGAACGCATCCAAGCACAGATGGAAAACGGCGGACAACCGCCAATCATCCGCCGATTTGCATATGCAAAAACCCTCAATCGGTCCAGATTTGCATATGCAAAGCCCAACTTTTGCATACACAGAATCAGAATCAGAATCAGAATCAGAAGAAGACCCCCCCCGTCCCCCCCGCAAAGCGGGGGGAGGTGCGGCGGGATGTCTGATCGTCAGAGACGAACGGAAGGGTTCGCCTCGCGCCAACGGCACGAACCAGCGCGCCTTCGACCCACCCAAGCCATCGCGTGTGCGTAATGGGTTCTTGCAAACAATCATCAACGACATGGAGTTGAAATGTGATGACGGACCATCACCCGGCGGTGCGGAAGTGGTGCCAATCCCTCGGCGTCCTGTCAGCGGTTAATACCAGCGACGAAGACGCCGCTTCAAAGCTCGCCGTCTACGTTCCTATGCTCGTCCAACGCTTCCCGGCCGCTGCCTTTACCGCCGAGAGCCTGGAGTTCGTCGCGGCCCGCGCCGTCAAGGGCTTCCCGACCTACGGCGAACTGGCCGAATGGCTTGGCGAGTGGTGGAAGGAACGCCGCCCACCGCTCACCGCACTGGCACCGCCCGACATTCCCCCACGGCGGCCAGACGCGACGGACGAGGAGCGCGCCTACGTCACCGCCCGCGTCGCCGAGATCACGGCCCACCTGAGCGCAAGCCGCGCCGCCAACGCGAGCGAGCGGCCACCACCCACCGCGCGCCCGCTCTCTCCCGGCGTGCTCGATGCCCTCAATCCGCTGCCCAATGGCCGCAAGCGCGTGACAGCGTGACTAACGCCGTCCGCCTCACGCCAACCGCCCGCCAACGCTTCCCCGACATCGGCGCCAGCCACGGCGCCCTGATCGCCCACGGCACCAGGACCGGCAACGATACCCACAGCGGCTATTGGCTTCGCGTCGAATGGCCCGGCGACCGCACCACGTGGCTCCGCGCCGAGGATCTGGAGCCAGTCACCGACCAACCGGAGGAAACCCCATGAACCTCGTCACGCTGCTGCTGATCGTCCTGGTCGTCCTCGTCATCGCGGGACTGCCGTCATGGCCCTACGCGAGGGCCTGGAACTACGGCTACGCGCCGTCCGGCGTGCTTGGCCTCGTGCTGGTGGTAATCCTCATCCTGATGCTCCTGGGACGCCTGTGAGGCCCGCAAGGGCCGCTCCCGACGCCTCCGGGTATCCAACAGCCACTCAGGACGCAAAAGCCGCTGGCGGTGCCCGCGGGGCGGAGCGGAGGCGGCTGCTCAAAACTGCTCGAAATAGTTTTGAGCAATCACGCGAAACCGTGGAGCGCCGCGTGGAGCGTCACAACAAACGTGGAGCATTGCGTGGAGCGGCAGGACTGTGGTAGCGGGGAATGAGGAACGCAACCTGTATCAGGAATGAGATGCCCGGCGGACGGCCGTCACTTTATCGCGACGAATACGTCACGCAGGTGCGCCGCCTCGCGTTGCTTGGCCTTACCGATGAGGAAATGGCCTCGTTTTTCGAAGTGTCGAAGCACACACTCTACGAGTGGGATGAGGCGCACCCTGAGTTTTTGGACTCTCGCGCGCGCGGAAAACGTCATGCGGACGGTCGTGTGGCCGAGCGGCTTTACCATCGCGCGCTGGGGTATTCGCACAGGGCCGTGAAGATATTCATGCCGGCTGGAGCGTCGGAGCCGGTTTACGCCAATTACGTGGAACATTTCCCGCCCGATACCCAGGCGGCGTCGTTGTGGCTTCGTAATCGCCAGCCGGACAAGTGGAAGGATCGCACGGAGCAGGCTGTTTATGGCGACCTCAACATCCACCGCGTGCTGTCGGAAGCGCCGTTGACCATCGAGGAATGGACGGAAGCGAACGTCATCGAGCCACCCGATGCCACTTGACGGCGCGACCACTCCCGCTCGCGTTGTATGGGCGCCGCAACCGGGGCAGCAACATAAACTTGTTACGTGCCCCTACATGGAGATCCTGTTCGGCGGCGCGCGTGGCGGCGGCAAGACGGACGGTGTGTTGGGTAAGTGGGCGGTGAAAGCGCAACGCTACGGCGTCGGTTTCAATGGCGTTTTCTTTAGGCATGAGATGCCGCAGGCGGACGATCTCATCGAGCGCGCCAAGGAAATATACCTCCCGCTCGGTGCTGAGTGGCGTGAGCAGCCGCGCCAGTTTCGTATGCCCGGTGGTGGCCGCGTGCGCTTTCGACCGTTGGAGAACGTCGTTGACGCGGCGAAATACCAGGGCCAAAACCTGACGGACTGCGCGGTCGAGGAAGCGGGCAACTTCGCGGACCCCAAACCCATCGACATGCTGTTCGGGGCGCTGCGATCGAAGGGTGGCGTGCCGGTTCAGTTGATCCTGACCGCCAACCCAGGCGGCGTCGGTCAGCAATGGATCAAGCATCGTTACATCGATCCGGCGCCCCGCGGCATGACGCCGCTGGTCCGCAAACTCCCCAACGGCGCGGAACATCGTTACATTTACATACCGTCGCGCATTCAGGACAACCGCATCCTGCTAGCGAACGATCCAACCTACATCAACCGGCTGCATCTGGTGGGTTCGCCAGAGTTGGTGCGCGCGTGGCTGGAGGGTGACTGGAACGTCATCGCCGGCGCGTTCTTTCCTGAGTTTTCCGCTGTCCGTCACATCATGGCGCCGCGCACGTTGCCGGAGCACTGGGCGCGGTTCCGCAGCTTCGACTGGGGCAGCGCACGGCCGTTCGCCTGCCATTGGTGGGCGGTCAGCGACGGATCAATCCCCGACATCGCGCGCGGTTGCCTCGTCTGTTACCGCGAATGGTACGGCATGAAGCCGAACGAACCGAACGTGGGCCTTCGCATGACCGCCGAACAGGTCGCCGAGGGTATCCGCGACCGCGAGAGCGACGATCCAAAGCCCGCCAGCGGCATGATGGTGGGCGTCGCCGATCCCGCGATCTTCGCCGAGGATGGCGGCCCCTCGATCGCCGCGCGCATGACGCAGGCGGCCCGCGTCATCTTCCGGCCCGCCGACAACAAGCGCGTTCCGCAGCGTGGCGCGATGGGCGGCTGGGATCAGTTGCGCTCGCGGCTTGTCGGCGACGCTGATGGCAAGCCAATGATCACGTTCTTTTCGACCGCGATCCACGCCATTCGCACGTTGCCAACGTTGCAACACGACGCGAACCGCGCGGAAGATGTAGACACAGACAGCGAAGATCACTGCGCTGACGAAATCCGTTACGCTTGCATGAGTCGTCCATTTGTCCGTGATGCCGAACGACAGAAGCCCCGCGACAGTTGGGACGCGGCGTTCAACCGGGACGCGGAAGAGTTGCGCGACTGGAGGGTGACGTGATGCGAACGAAGCCGCTCTGTCTCAGCAAGAAGATACCGACCACGATCGAGGTAATGAATCTGGCCGGCATCGCCAGGATTTGGCTTTATCCGCCAACCGCGCCCGGAACAGATCGTTGCGCTGGGTGCGCGCCTTATCGACCGCCGCCCGCGCCGCCGTTGCCGTGGTGGTGGCACATCACGCGAGGCCGCCCGTTGATAGGGCCTGACGGACAACCGGCGCGCGACTGGAGGGTGACGTGAAAACGAAGCGGCCTCCTGAGAGAGTGGCCGATGAGGTGCTGCTCGATGTGTTCGCGTTGGAGGAGCGAGCGGCTCAGTTGAGGCAGCAACGGGCCGAAGCCGAGTGGAGGGCCACACGGGCACGGGAAGAGGCGGAACGGAAGGAAAAGGCCAGGCTAAGCCGCATCGCCCGCTATGCCGGGCAATATCTCGGGGCAATCATGCCCGACGATCCTCGTGACTTCGACTGCTGGGGGTGGCGCCTTTACCACAAGCCGGGTGCCTTCACGTTTCGTGTCGTATCCGCGGTGGATGATGATGTGATCGCGGGCACCTTACAAACATTGAAGCGCGAATTGCCCGTCGGTGCATATGTCCCAAGGGACATGGACGGTAGTGTGCCGGTGCGCGTCAGGCGGTGCGACGGCGGCATCGCGCTGCTTGTAGGCTATGACCTCGAGGAGCCCGCCGAATGACCGACTACCGCACACTCAGCGGCGCGGCGTTCCAGCGCACCGTGCGCGACGATCCGGACAAGTGGGCCGACGCGGCGATGATCGCGGCCGAGGATCTTGGCTACAAAGTTGATCGCGACTGGCTGCGGGATTTGCTGGCCGACGCGATGGAGACCTCACGCAAACACTCAATACGCGAAGTCCTGAAACGAGAGGGTGAATAGCCATGATCCGCGTTCTAATCCTGGCCGCCCTCATGTCGCCCTCGGCGGCGTGGGCGCAGGCCCTCACCTACGCCGACCGCTCCGGCACCATCACCGCCGGCGGCACCGCCCAGGTGGTCCTGCCCGCGTTCCCTGGCCGCCATGGGTGCATGATCCAGAACCAGTCAGCGGGCAGTCTGTGGGTGTCGGAGACGGCGACAGCGGTCGCGGCCTCACCGTCGATCCTGATCCCGACCGGGCAGCAGTTCCTCTGCATGTCCCCCGCGTCCGGCCAGGCATACAGCATAATCGGCGCGACCACGGCGCAGGCGTTCGCGGCACGCGAATGGTGATAGGCCGACGCTCACTGTTGGTCGCCGGGGCCACCATTCCAACGGCGGCATACGGCCAATGTGTCATCAACGCGCCAGCCGTGGATGCGTGTCGTGGCGGTGTGCGGAACGCGGGACCGGCGGGAGCAACGCTCGACCTCAACTTCATGTTCCCGGGTTCGCTCGATCCGCGCATCACCTTCTCCCGCGCCTCGACCGCGACATACACGGACATCGCCGGTGTTACGCAGACGGCGGCGGTCAATCAGCCGCGCTGGGATTACGACCCGGTAACGCACGCATTGCGTGGGTTGTTGATCGAGGGGGCGAGCGCGCCCAGGGCGGCGGACATCATGACGATGCCGACCGCCGGTTGGTTCAGCGCGACGGCGGGAACGATCGTGACCGAAGCCCTGCTACCGCCGCCAAATACCGGCTTCCGCGGAATATTCGACCTCGATGGCGGCGCGTTCAATATCTGGCTGCGTGCCTACACGAACGGCGGCACGGCGGACATCACCGGCAACGTCGATACCACCCCGTTGACGTTCGGCACGATGACGCCGGGGACGCCATTCAAAATAGCCGCCACCTATTCCGCCGCCGGGACGCGCGTCGCGTTCAATGGTGTCATGGGCACCGGGACGGCGACCGTATCCACCCCCGCGACTTACACGACGCTGCGCCTGGGCGTGACCGACAGCGGCAACAACAACGCGGCCAACGGGCACATTCGCCGCGTCCAATACTGGCCGCGTGTGCTTTCCGACGCTGAACTTCAGGCGGTGACGACATGACCGGCGGTTACCCGTGGCAGGTCGGCGATGCGCTGCTCGCCGCCGATCTTAACGCCGCCATCGCGGGCGCGACTGTTCCCGTTGGCGGCTCGATCCAGGCGGCGATCGATGCACTCCCGGCGTCCGGCGGCACGATCACCTTGTCTCCGAACACGACTTACACGCTGACATCGACCCTCAACATCACGAAGCCGAACGTAACCATCACCGCGCCGGGCTGGAGCACCATTATCCAGCGCGGTCCTGGCGTCGGCGCGCTGCATCTCATATCCGGAAGTCCAACCGCGACGGGTTTCACGGTGCGTAACCTGACAGTGGATGGTAACGGCTCGAGCGTGACCGGCGGTCTGTTTGAAATAGCAACGAGCGGCGACGGCAGTTGTGTCGAGCACTGTCAGGTCATCCGCGCCGGCGGGCAGGGACACATCGCGCTATCGGGTGTCGGCAGTCGCGCGGAAAGCAACCACATCGTCGGCCTGGGCTCATCAACGGCCGGCGGTTACGGCATCTGGGCGATCAATCACCAGAAGACGTTCATCCTGAATAATTACATAACCGGAACGCAGATCGACGCCATTGGGTTCGATGGACCGGGAACACAGGTTATCGGCAATTACGTCCTGAACTGTCAGTGCAACACCGATCCCGGCGGGCAGATCGCGCAGTATAGCCCCGGTTCGTATCCCGGCGCGCTGATCCAGGGCAATCACGTCGGGCAAGGCGGCGGCTCGATATCCCACGGCATTGAACTGAACGGCAGCAATGTCTCGGTTGTCGGCAATGCCGTCATAAACCAGAAAGGCAACGGGATCGCCGTCGATGGCGCCACCGGAAGCGGCATACTTGTTTCCGGCAACATGATCCTGAACAACGGTCAGGTGCCGGGTGCGGTCGGCGGTATTCAGATCTTCGGCCCGCTCGATAACGTGACAATCGTCGGGAATCGCATCAGCGACACGCAGGCAACGCACACGCAGGCGTGGGGTGTGTGGTTCAACACCGGGCCATTCAACAATGTGCTCATCGCGGACAACGAAATCATCGGGAATATTTCGGGCGCGATCAGTCCGCCCACGGGTGGGACGGGGTATGTCTTCGTCAACAACCTTGGCGCCGCGAACGCTCCCGGTGTGCCCACGATAAACGCGGCCAACGACGCGGCGGCGGCGAGTGCGGGCGTGACGATCGGCCAGACCTACAGGAATGGATCTGCCATCATGGTCCGCGTCGCATGAGCCAGTCCCTCTACCCCGATCCGCCGACCGACCCCGAGGCCGCCGAGGCGTCGCGCCCGAAAGGCGGTCCCGGCATCGCCGACGATCGTTACCCGCGCGATCTGGACGACCTGCACGCGCGCATGGTCCAGTGGTTTGAGGACAGCGAAAGGGCCACCGACGACGGCCGGAAATGGTCACAGAGGGACAGGGATTACAAAGACGGATACCAGTGGTCATCCGCCGAGAAAGAGGCGCTGAAGCTGAGGGGCCAGCCCGAGGTCACGATCAACTACGTCAGCCGCAAAGTGGAACTTATGTGCGGTCTTGAGAGAAAATCGAGGACCGACCCCAAAGCATTCGCGCGCAATCCCGTTGACGAGGACAAAGCGGACGCGGCCACGCAGGCGCTGCGCTACATGAGCGACGATAACAACCTCCCGTTGATCCGCAGCGATGTTTATGAAAACCTCATGGTGGAAGGCGTCGGCGGCGCCGAGATCGTGCTGGTGGACGACGGCCGCGGCGGCGCGGATATCACGTTCGAGCAAGTGCCGTTCGATCGGCTGTGGTGGGACCCGCATTCGCGCCGGCTGGACTTTAGCGACGCGCGCCATCGCGGCATCGTGATATGGATGGACCGCGAGCAAGCCGTCGAAACATGGCCCGACGCGGAAGACCTGATATCCGATACGTTCCAGACGCAGACTGGAAGTTACGGCGACCGGCCGCACGAGATCGTGTGGTGCGACAGTAAGCGTGAGCGCATCCGCGTCGTGCAATGCCATTGGCAGGAGCGGAACGAGTGGTGGGTCTCGACCTATACTCGCGTCGGCTTCCTGGCAGAGCCCACGAAGTCGCCGTTTCTCGACGCCCGCGGCAAATCGGCCTGCGGCCTTCGCATGACCAGCGCGCACATTGACCGAGAGAATAATCGTTACGGCATGGTTCGTGACCTGATCAGTATGCAAGATGAGGTCAACAAACGCCGCAGTAAGGCACTGCATTTGTTGTCTGTCGCCCAGGTGGTGACGGAAGACGGAGCGGTCGCGGACATAGACAAGGCGCGGCGTGAAGTGGCGCGGCCTGACGGCGTGATCGTCGTCAATCCAGGCATGAAATTCGAGATCGACAGAGGCAATGACCTGGCTGTCGGCCAGTTTCAGTTACTCCAGCACGCGACCGCCGAGATGCAGGCGTCAGGGCCGAACGCCTCGATGAGCGGCACCGACCCGCGCGAGTTGAGCGGCCGTGCGATCTTGGCGCAGCAGGCGGGCGGCGCGGCGGCGCACGAGCCGATCGCGGACACGTTGCGGATGTGGAACCGGGATTTGCTGTCGATCGCGTGGATGGCCGCGCGTCAATACTGGACAGCGGGCCGTTGGGTTCGCGTAACGGACGACCTAAATTCGACGCGCTGGGTTGGGATCAATCAGCCGGTGCGGCTCATGGACGAACTGGCGGCGCTGCCGGACGACCAACGCGCCCAGGCCATGCAGATGATGCGGCTCGTGCCCGGCGATCCCAGACTCCAACAAGTGATACGGGTTGAGAACGATATCACGGACATGGACGTGGACATTACGATTGAGGAAGGAATTGACGTTCCGAGCATTCAGGCCGAGCAGTTCCAGAACCTGTTGCAACTGGCGGGCACGCAGCCGGGGCTCATTCCGCCGGAGATGCTGATTGCCGCGTCGAATTTCCGCAACAAGGAAGACCTGCTCAAGATGTTGAAGGATCGTCAGGAGGCGCAGGCGCAGACGCAGCAGAAAGTGCAGAAGATGGCCGAGGACAAGGCCGAGGCCGACACCGCGGCGACGCGGGCCAAGGCGGCGGCGGACTTCGCTCTGGCGGAGGAACGCAAGCACGCGAGCATCCATCACATCGCCGACACGCACGTCATGCACAACGAAATGATGGCGCCACCGGACCCGCCTAGCGATCCTGGAACCGTGATCCCACCAGAGATCCAGGCGGCGCTCGGTATCGCTGATGTCAGAGGCAGGCACGCCAAAGCGGCGGCGGACGAGGCACGCGCGGACGATCTGCGGCAGAGCGCGGTGCAGCGTGTCGGAGACATGCTGATAGCGAGACACAACGCGCTGGCGCCGCCTGAACAACCGGGGACAGCATGAGCGAACGTGTGTGGCCCGTTGAATGGACCGATGGCGAATGCCGGATGATCGTTCAGCTAGAGGAAGCGCGGCCGGGTGTAATGCCGCCGGAAATCCTGACCGAGGCGAAGCGGCGAATCGCGATCCTGGACCGGCGGGAGGCGCCTGATGTCTGAAACACCCTCACAACTCGACGCCTTCTTATCCAGCGGCGCCCAGCCCGAGGCCGCTGACACGCCCGCGCCGGAGCCGTCGAAGGCAGCGCCAGAGGCCGCGCCGGAGAAGTCGGCGCCAGCCGCCAAGGGGCCGGCCAAGGCCGCACCGGAGCCGGACGACGACGCGGACCCTGGTGAGCCGGAACCGGGACAACCCAACGTCCCGCGCAGCGCCTACGAGAAGGAGCGGCAGCGCAGACAGGACTGGAAGTCGCGCGCGTCCGCCGCCGAGGCCGAGAAGGCCATGCTCCTCAAGCAACTGGAGGAGGCACGCAAGCCGCCACCACAGTCCACACCGCCCGCCATGTTGGAGCCAATCGACCCGGCGCGCGATCCCGAGGGCTACACGCGCAGGGTTCGAGGGGTCGTTTTGAATGAGAGACTAAACACCAGCGAAATGATGGCGCTCGACAAGCACGGCAAAGAGGTCATCGACGCCGAGACCGAGTATTTCCAGAAGCGCACGCAGGCCGACCCGCGACTGTGGAACGAGTTATACAGCAAGCCACACCCCTATCAGTGGATGATCGACAACAACGCCACGGCGCGGCTGCATGAAGAGATCGGCACCGACCCGTCAGCCTACGAGGCGAAACTACGCGCGAAATGGGAGGCTGAGCAGAACGCCGCCGCGCCTCGCGTGTCGCCCGCCGCCGGGTTGCCACCGTCGCTGGCAAGCGCGCGTTCAGCGGCGCCGAGGGGGTCTAATGGTTTCCAAGGCCCGCCCAGTTTGTCCGACATTTTGGCGCGGCCGGCGCGGCGGGGATGAGCAATCCTTATCCAGTGATAGCCGATGATCTGACGGGTGAGTTGGAGGATTGCCCGTTCTGTGGGCGGGGGCCTTACCGCCTATGGAATAAGAACGTGGATGAGGCGGAAGATGAGGCATCCTGGGTGGTGACCTGTAGCTATTGCTGCGCTGACGGACCACCCGCCGATACTCACGCGGGCGCTGTCAAAGCCTGGAATGAGCGCGCGTGACCACGCTTTTGGTCGGACCGGGGCAGACCTACGCCACCATCGACGCCGCCGTTGACGCCTCGGCCTCCGGCGACACCATCGAGGTCCAGGCGGGCGCCTACACCAACGACTGGCTGTCCATCGATCACGACCTGAACCTCGTCGCGGTTGGCGGGTGGGTGAAGATGGTCGCCACGGCCCAACCGCCAGACGGCAAGGCGATGATCACGGAGAGCGGGACGGTCTCGATCTCGGGCTTCGACATCTCGGGCGTGACGGTCCCCGACAACAACGGAGCCGCGATCCGCTACCAGGGCGGTGCGCTGACGCTCGATAACGTGTTCATCCACGACAACCAGGAGGGCATCCTTGGTGCGGCGGACAGCAACGGGTCCATCACTGTCAATCGTTCCGAGTTCGCCTTCAACGGCGACGGAAGCGGCCACACCCACGGCATCTATGTCGGAGCCATCGCCAACTTCACCCTGGCCAACAGCTACATCCACGACACCGCCGTGGGACACGAGGTCAAAAGCCGCGCCGCCAACAATGTCATCACCGGCAACCGCATCTTCGATAACGCCAGCAGTGCCAGTTACAGCATCGACCTTCCCAATGGCGGCGACGCCACGATCAGCGGCAACATCATCCAGCAAGGCCCGAACACGCAAAACCCGGCTATCATCGCTTACGGTGAGGAGGGGGCGAGCAATGGCGCCGGAACCGTGTCGATCAGAGACAATACGATTTGCAACGATGATCCTGGCGGTTATTTGCTCCTTAACCCTGGCGGTTTTCCTGTTGGCTTTACTAATAACGTGGTCTTTGGGCTGACCAGCGGCGGCGCGATCCTCACCGATCGCCCGGCGCTCGATCTCTCGCCCATCGCCTTCCTTGGATCAGCAGCACCGCCACCGCCGCCTGATCCAACGCCGACGCTCACGCTGCTTGAGCAATATCACGCCGACGTGCTGGCGGACTTCAAGGCATGGGCGCCCACGCATCTTAAACTGTCCACGATGCCGAAGACGCTGGCGGTGCTGAACACCGAACTGAACAGCACGACCGTGCTCGGGATTATCCGGGGGGACAAATGGTCGCAGTGAGCAGTCCGCTGTTGAGAGGCTTTGAGCAGGGCGCTGACGGCACCGACCAGTGGAACCGAATGATGCCGGGCGAGGAGCGCGGGCCGCTCACGCTCGATCCCCAGGGCGTCGCGCTGGGCCAGCAATTCCAGGCGATCAAGGCCGGGATCGAGGCACAACAGGCGCGGCCGATCTGGAACCCAAACAACCGGGTGGGCGAGGAGTCGCTGCAATCGATGGGGATGCCGGGGCCGACGACCTACGCCGGGCCGGTTGGGCAGTTTATCGACCCCGCCACCGGACGCATGACGGAGCAGGGCGCGGCGCGGATGCAGAACCCTGCGCTCGGATTGGATACGGGCGGCGTTGGCATGATCAAGGCGTTCCACGGCTCGCCGCACAAATTCGACGCGTTCAGCGACCACGCGATCGGCACGGGGGAGGGCGCGCAGGCATACGGCTACGGGCATTACGTGGCGGAAAACGAAGGCGTGGCGCGCGGGTATCGGGATGCGCTGACCAATAAACATCAGCCGCCCGATCTGGTGGCGACGCAAGATGCGCTTCTCCAGGAAATCGGGGCCAGTAATGACAAGGCGGCTGCTTTGACGGCGAAGGGTTTTGATTATGACAGCCCGGAGGTTCGCGCGGCGATCGACCCGCACGAACAGAACATCAAGGCGCTTCAGGATAAACTGAGCGCCATGCCTAAGCCGACAGGCCACATGTATGAGGTCAACGTCGCCGCCGATCCCGAGAAATTCCTGCACTGGGACAAGCCGCTGAGCGAGCAGCACCCGGATGTGCGGGACGCCGCGCACGCCGCGTTGATGAAAAGCGGCATCGATCGGACCACGGCCAATTATATCGTCAATAATAAGACCGGGCGCGATCTCCATTCTACTCTGGCGCGTGGCGAATATCGCCCGGATCTGATGGCGCCAGAGGCTGGTGCCCCAGGAGCGGCCCTGGCGCTGAAAGAGGCGGGCATCCCCGGAATAAAATATCTGGATCAAGGCTCTCGTTCAGCCGGAGAAGGAAGTCATAACATCGTCGTGTTCGACCCTAAAAATTTAGAAGTTATCAGGCGGTATGGTCTGGCGGGATTGATGACTGGGGCGGCGGGTTACGGGAACGCTTTGTCTGGAGGATCTTCAAATGACGGTCCTTGAAGCGATCTTTGCTCCACGCATCTCGCATGTTGTCGCCTTGCGTTCCCAGAAACAGATGGGCCGGGTTCACGCACAATCTGTTGTCGCATCGGTGGCAGATACATCCGCCGTGAGCGCCGCCGAGGTTGGGAATTTCGCCGAAGTGGAGTTCGTAACTGACCCGGTGGGCCTGCTGCCTGAAGCTGTAAGCACCGATAGCGACGCGTCCATAACCATTTGGCCCCGGTCTGAGCGTCCAGTTCCAGCAGTCATCGGGACCACGTTTATCGACGTGCTTCCAGAACATCGCGGCGATGGTTTCGGGTGTGACGGGCTTTCTGCGGCCAATTCCGCCGCATTCTTTCGAACAGAACCGCGTGGGTGGTTTCGTCCCGTGGGTTCGCTCGGGAAACGGCTTGCCGCACACACCGCAGGCGACAAAAACCTTGTCTTTCGGCCTGGCATCTCGGCACGGGATCGAACAATACAGGTGGTCGGTGTGTCTCTTTCGGAACGTCTTGCCGCATACAGGGCAAGGCGTGTCGCCATACTTTATCGGTGGTGCCATGTCAGGATTATGCCGATATTGACTAGAAAGTCAATATTCGACCCCGCCACGATGGAAATCATCCGCCGCTACGGCCTCGCCGGCCTGATGGGCGGCGGCGCGGCGGCGCTGGCCGGTGGCGGAAACCGGGAACAATGACCGACCTCGCGACCATTACCGCCATCCTCTACGCCGCGCGCCTGAGCCGCCGCGTGCCTGAGACGAGTGGGGAAAAGCAACGGGCTATCGCGGAATCGGTCGTCGATGCTAGGCTGATCGTGGAAGCCACAAGCGAGGACGAGGACGGAGCCGATTCCCGTCTGACCATGTCTCGATTACTGGAAGCCGAGCCGGAGCAACCGCCGCCGTCGCCGGGCAATAAAACGGGCGTATTCGCGGAAGCAAAGGCAACCCGTCGCCGGGGTTGAGTCGGGCGCCGGCCTGCCGCCAGGGCCTTAAACTGGTGTGACCCGTCGCCGGGGGACTGACCGGGCGCTCCTCCACGCCCCCTCAATCCCGAATTGCGACAGGAGTCTTGCCAAATGGCGGACATGAACGTTACTCCGGCGAGAGCCGGACTTACTCCAACTATCTGGGATTCCGACTTCTTCAGCGAGTATATCCGGAAGAACCAGTTTGCTCGTTACATGGGAACAACCATGGGCAGCATGATCCAGGTGCGCGAAGACCTGACCCGTAAGCAGGGCGATACCGTGGTTTTCCCGACCGTTCGCCGCCTGATCGGCGCCGGCGTCACCGGCAACACGGTGCTTGAAGGTAACGAAGAAATCCTCAACGCCCGCTCGTTGGGCCTTACGGTCTCCGCGTTCCGTCATGCCGTTGCCGTAACGGACTGGGACGAACAAAAATCCGTCATCGATCTCCGGGACGCGGCGCGCGAGGCGCTGATGAACTGGGAACTCGAGAAGATGCGCTCCGACATCATCACCAGCCTCGAGGCCGTCACGGCGGACGGCAGCGTGCAGATTTCCTACGCAGCCGCCACCGCCGCCCAGCGCAACTACTGGATGGTCAACAACGCCGATCGCATCCTGTTTGGCAACAGCAAGGCCAACGCCGTTTCCGGTGTCATGGCGACCGCGCTGACGACGATCAACAACACCACCGGCAAGATGACGGCGGCCACGGTCACGTTGGCGAAACGCATCGCGCGGACCGCCTCGCCGCGCATCCGACCCATCTCCGTCAACGATGACGAAGAGTGGTTCGTGATGTTCATGCCGTCGCTGCCGTTCCGCGACCTCATGCAAGACCCGGTGATCATCAACGCGATGCAATACGCCTGGGATCGTGGCCGCGATAATCCTCTGTTCACCGCTGGAGATATTCTCTGGAACGGTGTGATCATTCGCGAAGTCCCCGAGATGCCGGTCCTCGCCGACGTGGGCGCGGGCGGCACCGTGGACGTGGCGATGTCCGCTCTGTGCGGCGCGCAGGCGATAGGTGTTGCGTGGGCGCAACGTATGAAAAGTACAACGAATACAAGGGATTACTCATTCGTCCACGGGGTAGGATTGCAAGAAATGCGTGGCATCGGGAAGTTACGCTTTGGCACCGACCCGAGCGTGGACACCACGAAACCCGTTGATGCGGGCGTGGTTAGTGTCTTCACGGCGGCAGAGCCGGACGCATAGGAGTTCATCATGGCAACGAAACACGACGACGACGACAAGGACGACGCCCGCAAGAAAGCAGCCGCCGAGTCGAAGCCAACAGCAACGGCAACCGCCGCGCCTCCCGGCTCCGACATGTTTGGGCACACGCCCGAGCAGAGGGACCTGATGGCCTCCAATAGCATCGGGGCGCAGATCATCCTCGATTACAACGGAGACGGATCGTTGGGCGCTCGCGGCGGCGCCGGGGCGACCATCGAAGAAAACACGATGATCCGGGACGCGCACCTGATCGCCGTGGGCCTCGATCCCACGAACCCGTCAGGGCCGCCAACGGGCGAGCCGTGGGTCCCGCCCGAGCCCCCGGCAAGCACACGCCACTCGGTCTCGGGGCACGCCACGCGCATGTCCAGCCTCGCGGCGGGGATCATCGCCGAGCCTGACGACGTTCCGCCACCGCCGGCGGGCAGCGTCGCCGGGGCGGCGTCTCGGTAACGTGCCCGCACCAAACCGGATGATGGCGGGGTATGCGTCGCCGTATGCGCGCATAGCGGACGTGCGCAACAAGTTGATGTTGCCGCTCGACGAAGCCCCGCCGTCAGTCGTCACTCCCGGCGAGGCGCCTGACCAGCCGATGCCCGGTTGGCCGGCGCCGATGATGCAGCCGGATTTCAGCGGGATGCCTGACCTGTCGATGCCTCAGGGGGTGCCCGGTATGGGCCCGTCGCCGCCGGGACTACACGGCAAGGGTTTTGTCTCGGGGGCACCGCAAGATGATAGTTGGACCGCGCGCCTCCGAAGGCTTCAGGGCGGCGACAACGACATAGACCCGCGCATGGAGAAGCAACCACCCGAGCCCGCGATCCCCGGCCCCGGCTACATGATGCGCGGCGTTCCCCAGGAGAACCTCATCCAGCAGGCCCCCGGCGGCGTTCAGGTCGAGGGTTGGCTGCCGGCGAACGCGACACAGACACCGATCAATCCGAACGATCCGCGCTACGCCCAATGGCTGCGACTGATGCGACAGCGCGGGAGCATCTGATGACCGCCGAGGACGATCTCGCCGCGTTGCTGCGTGAACAGGGGTTGCTGATCTTGAGCCTACGCGGACGGATCGCTGAACTCGAAACGAAATGCGATGACGTGATCGCGAAGAACCTGCGTCTGGAAGCCAGAATAATGGAGTTGGCAGCCGCGAACCACACCTTGCGCGGCCAACTGGAACGCTACGATGCGACCGACGAAGAGGCGCCACCATGACTGTCCCCGTCTCAACGCTCGCGCAACAGGCGCTCCGCTTGCTGGGCGTTCGGGTCGTTCCGCTCGATGACAGCCCGACCCTCACCGAAATGGTGCCGGTTGAAACCATCGCCACGATGGCGTTGGTCGAACTGGGCGTCATCGCCTCGGACGAGGTGCCGTTGGAGTCCGATAAGAATCTGGCGATGGACAAGGTGGTGTCGGTTCACGCGGCCCTGGACGCGCAGGGGGTCGTCTGGTGGGACGGAGAAGTCCCGCGCGCTTTCGTCGAGGAATACGTGAAACTGACCGCCGCGCAGGCGGCATCGTCGTTCGGCAAGACGGTTGCTCCCGAGGTCGTGGCGATGCTGGAGGCGCGCGTTCGCAAGGGCGCCATGGTGCTGTCGGCGGACGACAACGCCGTGCAGGCGGTCATGGACGTTCACAACGATCTGGCGATGCGCGGGATCGCGCGTTGGTCGAGCCAAGATATCCCAGAGGCCGTGGGAAATTCCTATGTGGTCCTGGCCGCCGATGCCCTCGCGCCGCTGTTCGAGCGGAAAACCGACCCGAAGGACGCGGCGATGGCGATGGTCGCGCTTTTTCGTTACGTGGCGCTACCGACAAGCGGCGAGCGTGTGATGGTGGAGTATTTTTGATGGCTTATCGCATTTCTTATTCAGATTACAGCACCACAACGGAAGGTCCACCAGATCCGGAGCGGTGGATCGGGCCGCCGGGACCAATGGGTCCACCGGGAACTCCCGGAGAGGACGGCGAAGACGGAGCGGTCGGCCCTGTTGGACCCATGGGTCCGTCTGGCGTTGGCGGCAGTATGCCGGAGGCGCCAACGGACGGCACGACATACGGCCGGCGCGGCTCGACCGGATCGTGGTCGGGCGTGTTACCGCTGACCGGCGGCATCCTGACGGACGATCTCCAGCTACCGACGCTGCACAAACTCGCCGCCGCCGATGGCGACGTGAAGTGGACATTGATCAACAACGGCTTCAACTCAACGCGAACAGACAAGAACATAAGTAGTTTCGCCAACTATCCGGCGTATTTCCAGTATATCAACCAGTGCGCCAATTTCCCTGGACCTTTCAGCGGAAACTATCAGCAATACACCGCGCTCTACGCGCAAGGCTTCTCCGGTCCCACGGCGACGGGCAACACGGGCGCGCTGGCGCTGCTGATGTCCAGCTACGGCATGTCTCCGTCCTCCAGTTACGACATCCCCCTTTCGATCGCCGTGGCCAAATACGGCCAGACATCGACCTGGGGCATCGTCATCGACAACCAGGATTTTACCGGGCGCGTTCCACAGTCGTTCGCGCAATGGAACGAGTATAACATCGAGGGCAACGGCTACGACATTCCGCCGCACGATCCTGGCTACGGCAAACCAGCGGCGCGGAACCGTATCAATTCGCTTTACGCCAATAAGCGCATGACGCAATCGCCGTGGGCGGCATCAACAGCCGTGACGGCGAAGGCCACGACGCAGACCGGCGGTGGCCCAGCTTCGGTGATCGTCGTCACCGTCGCGACCGTTCAATACTGCTGGTATTGCGTGCAGAGCGGCACGACAGGCGGCACGCAGCCGACATGGGTGGCCCCCGTCGCGTTCGTCGCCACGATCAACGGCGGCGCCGGAACGATGGCGGTCACGTCGGTCGCCTCCGGCACGCTCGCCACGGGCATGTATGTCATCCTCGGCGGCACCATCGCCACCATCCAGATAACGGGTCAGACCAGCGGCCCGGCTGGCGGCGCTGGCAACTACACCGTGGCGGTAACGGGATCGGCCAACATCACGACGGCTGTTGGTTGCTACGCCGCGCCGCGGGTCAACGATGGGACGGCCATCTGGACCTTCGGGGCGCATTACAATCTGTCGATCTCCACTGGAATATTCTTCGGTGGCACGGGCGCGGCGATGGATGTTGTCGTCGGTGGCACCGATATCCTCGTCACGGGCGCGTTCGTGGACACGACACAACTGGCGTTCGGGACCGGCGCATCCGCGATCCGCATCGCGTCCGATCAGTCAATCGACTTCACCGGGGCGTCCACGGTCGCCGCGCGTAACAAGCACTGGATGGGGTTTTCGTCGTTCGTCAGGAATGGCGCTCTCGTCTACCAGACGCCATCGGGCACGATGTTCGGCGTCTCCGAGCCATACAATCAATTCCCGGGTGGAACGGTCGATCTGGCTCCGGCCACCGTCATCGCCTACGGCCCCGGCAGCGACCTCTCAGCCGCCAGCACGGGTTTTGACAATCTCGGACTGACGATCGGACGCAACAAATCGACATTTCAGGAGGTCGATTTCGTAACGGGAGCGATAGGGTGTGCGTTCATCAACACAAACGGTTCCGGTGTGTTGCAGCCCGCCTACGCCGCGATGGGACCGGCGGGCATCACCGCCGCCAAGGGTATCGGCCTGTGGGGCACGCAGGCGTCGGCGGTGGCGGCGAAGCCGGCCGTGACGGGATCGAAGGGGGCCAACGCGGCCCTGGCAAGTCTTCTGACGGTATTGGCCTCCTACGGGATTTTGACGGACAGCAGCACATGACACCAACCGACCTGATCGCCGTGACGCTCAACGCCCAGGCGTGGGATACGATCACGCGTATCCTGGCGGATGCGCCGTATCGTGTCAGCGCGCCGTTCATCGTTGAGATCCAGAATCAGTGCATCAAACAGCAACAACGGTTTTCGCTGGCGCCGTCCGAGACGGCGGCGGAATGAAACGTGAGCGAGAGCGGACGCGCGCCTGGTCTGACCGCGCTACTCAAGCAACTCATCGGCGCGCTGCCGCCTGGAATGCTGATGCTGGCGCTGTTCAACGTCGTCTTCCTGGGCGCGACGATGTGGATTCTGCAAAGCAACATGGAGGCGCGGAACGCGATGCTGGCCCGTATCCTCGATAAGTGCCTGGGGGCGCACTGATGACGCAGTTCGCCCTCTCCCTACCGCTCGATCGCGTCTCGCCCATCCGCGTGCCAACGCGCGACCTCGTGTTGGGCGGCACCGATAGCGTGACGCTCAACGTCTCGATCGTCGATCGCGACAGTCCCGACGCGCTGCCCATCGAACTGAGCGGCGGCCTCGGCGGCCCAACCGTCTCGATGTTCGTCTGGCCCGACCACCGGGGCGGCTACGGGCCGAACTTTGGCGGCTGGGGCTCTGGCGATGACTACGGTTGGGGCGGGTGGTATGGCGGCGGCGTGGCGGGGCCTGGGACGGTGCTGTGGGCCGCCACGGGCGTCGTCCTCGATACGACCACCGGTTTGTTCCAGATCCGCGTCCCACCCGGCACGATGGGCTGCTGGCCGCGCCGGTGCCGCTGGGCGATCTACTTCGATGCCGACCATAGCGGCGAGGCCGAACTGCTGTCCGAGGGGCATCTGCACGTCCGCCCGATGGTCTCGCGAGGGGGAGCGCCGGTTATCATGTTGACCGATGCCAACCCGGCGGTGCTAACCGATCCGGTGACCGGCGTCATCTACCTCGGCGGCGCGCCGATACCATCGTCAGGCTCCGGCGGCTCCGGCGGCCTGCCGATCGCCAGCACGACGACGCTCGGCGGCATCCGGGTCGATGGCGAAATGACCATGACCGATCCGACGACGGGTCTGCTGACCACCATCGCAAGACTGGGATGATCGCATGAGCATCACGACAGGAACACTCCCCGGCGTCCGCATCGTCGATATGCCGGATCTCGGGACATTCACGTCGGACAGTTCTCTCGTTGGCGAACGGCTGGGATCGGGCCGGTTCGGCGCCAGCGGTCTCAGCGGCTATTTTCTGTCGCTGAACGCGGGCGGCAACGTGAAGGGAAAAGTGGATTTCTACGCGACCGACTGGTTCACGCCGCTGTGCGCCGGCCCGCAATATCGCTCGACGCTGTATGTGCTGTCGCCGGACGGTAAAAACGCGATCACCGGCGCGGCGCAGACGGTGGGAAGCGCGGACTATCCCGACGCCATCGGCATCCAGGGGTTCGGCTTCAACAATCTGCCCGCGTCGCCCACGACGGCGGCCTGGGCGGGATATTTCGAGGCGCGGCAATATCCAGGCGCGACATCTTACACGCACGGCATCGAGATCGACATCGCGAACGTCTCCGGCGTCGCCGCGACGGAGTGCAGTCCCTACACGCTCACCTACCCGTTCTCTGTCGGTCTCAGTATGCAAAGCGGCGCGGATGTCGCGCATGACAGCCCCGCGCTGACCGCCTCTCATGCCTCGATGGCGTTTTACGTCGGCGACAACGGCGCGCGGTTCCAAAACGGGTTGATGTTCAAGTCTACCGCTTTGGTCGGAACGGACGGCGCGGGCGCTGGCTTCGGCAATGCCATCGGGATGGCGGCGGGGCATAAAATATCGTGGTATTTGCCAACCGGCGGCGGCGAGGGGTCGGCGATCACGTCAATCCAAACGGCAGGCGCGTCGCTTGATTTGTTTTTCGACAACGACATCGCCTATTTTCGGGACGCCGCTCTGGGAACATTGCAGATCGGAGCGCGGGCGGGTTCGCCGGCACTCGGTGAAACCGTCCTGTTGCTGCGTGTGCATAATACCGCCGGAACCACGGCGGTGGCCGTGACGCTGGGGCCGCCGGATTCGGCCGGCTCCGGGTTCCGCACGTTGCGCGTGCCGAACTAGAGCATGTCTGACCGCCGGGAAATGATGACACGCTCGATACGCTCAAGGACGCACTCAAACCGCTTCAATGAGGTCCCGGCGGCCGTGCTGAGGCTCTTGCTCCATGTCTGACACATTGGCAACCTTAACCGACGCCCTGAAGCCCAAAACCGGGATGCGGCGGATTCCGTTTCCGTTCGAGAGTTATGAACACCCTAGTCTGCCGCTGACCGCCAAGCGCCTCATCAACATTATGGCCGAGAGACTGCCCGCCGACGCGCGTGTCGCCGCCGCGCTGGTCTCGTCGCCCTCGCTTCAGGCGTGGGACACGGCGGTGGGCGGTTCAGGGCCGATCGGCACTGGCCCGATATTGGCGATGAACGACGACATGCCGGGCCGCGTCTACATCGTGTCGGGCACGCATTTCTACCGGCTGTCGTTTCCGCTCGCGGGCGGCGTGACGGTCGAGGATCTTGGTAGCGTCGGAACCGCCGACAGCGGCACCGGCACATGGAACAGCTTCGTCACCATCGCCGCCGGCCCGACCGCCGCCGTCGTCTGCGTGGCGCCGCGCGCCTATACCTGCGGGCACGTCATCGGTGACCCGTTGAACCTGATCACTGATCCCGACTTTCCCGGCGCGACCTCGGTCGCTTATGTCGATGGGTATTTCGCGTTTTCGGCGCCGGGCAACACGTCGCAGTGGTTCATCTCGCGCCTGCTCGATCCGTTGTCTTTCGACGCGCTCGACTTCGTGTTCAGCGACGCCGTGCCGAACGTGGTGCGGCGCATCATAAACCATCGCGGCCAGTTGTGGACGCTCGGCGAAGGCGGCTTCGAGGTCTGGTATGACGCCGGGACGAGCGGGCTGGAAACCACGCCGGGCACCTCGTTCTTCCCGTTCCGGCGCATGGCGGGCGGCGTGGTGCCGATCGGCACATCATCGGCCATGTCGGTCTGCCGCGCCGATCAGTCGGTGTTCTGGCTCGGCATCGACGGTTTGGTCTACCGCAGCGACGGCTACACGCCGAAACGAATATCGACGCACGCCATCGAGGCGATCATCGGCACCAACACGGTCGGGTTGCACGCTTTTACTCATCCATTTCGGGGTCATTGGTTCTACTGCCTGACGACGTTCGAGGGCCGCACGCTGGTCTACGACATCGCCACCGGCAACTGGCACGAACGCTCGACCAGCACGGACGGGGTTGGGCCATGGCGGGCGGGCACGGCGGCGGTGGACAACAACTCGATTCACCTGCTCGGCGATCGGACCACGGGCGCGCTTTATTATCTGGTGATGGCGCCGACCGATGCCGGGGTCACGATCATCCGCCAGGCGACGCTGCCACCGTTGTGGGCCGATACGCGACGAGCGTTTTGCTCGCGGGTCGAGGTCGAGATGGAGTCCGGCGGCGCGCAGTCTCCGGGGTTGGTTGAACTCAACTGGTCCGACGATGGCGGGCGGACGTTCCCCGCGGGGCGAGACATGTCTGCTGGCGTGCCGGGCGATTACCGTCACAGGGTGTTCACGACGCGGTTGGGCTCGTTCAGACAACGGACGTTCAGGATTACGACGCATGGACTGACGCGGTTATATTCGCTATCAGCAGATATAACTCAAGGAGCCCATTAAATGACCGCGCCTCGGCCGTTGCCCTCACAAGAAAGGCTAAAGGAACTCTTCGATTACGATCCCATCGTGGGAACACTCACGTGGCGTCGGCGCGACGATATAGACCCAGGCTTTAATGGCAGGTTCGCCGGAAAGAAAGCGGGTTCCTTGAGTGATCGTTATTGGACTGTTTCGGTTGACTCTCGCCCGATGTCTTATCACCGCGTCATCTGGAAAATGACATATGGAACTGAGCCACCTGAAGTGGATCACATAAACGGAAACACATCAGACAATCGTATTGTGAACTTGCGTGCATCGTCTCGGCTTCTAAACGCTAAAAATAAAGCTCCCAATAAAGGAAAGAAGTTACCTAAAGGCGTGACCTTGGGTAACAACTGCGTGAATTACGAGGCGCGTATTGTCTCTAACGGCGTTAGAGAAGTACTCGGATACTTCGCTACGCCTGAGGATGCTCATCAAGCCTATCTGGAAGCGGCCGAAGCACGGTTTGGAGAATGGGCAAGGGCCAGCGATCCGCGACGGGAATACAGTCGAACCAAAAAGCCACGCGCCCCCGTATCAGAGGAAACGCGAGCGAAGATCAGCGCTACTCTAACGGGTAGTAAGAGAGTTTTCACGGAAGCGCATCGGGCCGCGCTTAGTGCGGCTGGGAAAGGCCGGAAGCGTGGGCCTATATCCGAAGAACATAGGGCGCATCTGAGCGAGGTAAGGAAGGGAAAGAAGCGACCGCCGTTTTCCGCCGAGTGGCGGGAAGCTATCGCCGCCGGTATGCGAGGGAAGAAACGCGGGCCTCCATCCGAGGAAACCAGGATGAAACGGCGCGCGTCCATGTTGGCTTATTTCCAACGCAAGGCCGACGCCGACATCACGCCGGGGGCGCACTGATGGCATCGACGCTTCAGGTTGTTCAGCCGCCGTTCTACGACGCGCCGATCGTCGATTACGCGACGGGGCAGCAGCACTCGCAGGCATGGACGGAGTATCACCAGAACGTCGCCGATCGGCTCGCCGGCCTACAGGCCCGGCGCGGCATCACCAACGGCACCGACGCCGCGCCCGGTGAGATCGGCGAGTATCTCAGTTCGGTCAGCGAGACCTTCGTCGGCATGTCAACCGGCACGATCGCCGATATCGCATCGCTCCCGCTGCCCCCCGGCGACTGGGACGTGGAGGGCAACGTGGTGTTTGATCCGACCGGCGCGGTGACGTTCATCGCCGCGAGCGTCAACACGGCTTCGATCACGTTCGGATCGCACTCGACGGCGAACGCCGGAACGCTGGGCACCGCGCAGCAGCACCGAATCGGCACGGGCGGCTCGACACGCATCAACATCGAAACGCCGGGGACCGCTTACCTCGTGGCGCAGGCGCTGTTCAGCACGGGCGCGATGAATGCGACGGGAAGTATTTGGGCTCGACGTGTCAGATGAGCGGACAGGTTAACCGGCTCATGGTCGCGCAGATCGATCCCTCGGCGATCCCGCCGAACAGGCTCGCGCCGCCGCCAGCCGATCCGTATGACTACACGGGCAAATATAACACCGTTCTTTCACCAGCCGAGGAGGCGCAATTCCTGGCGTGGGGACAGCAACAAGCGGCAAACGGAGGGCGCAACCCGGCCACCGATGTCTACGACTACGACATGCGCGGCTTTTGGAAGTCGGGCGGCCAGTTCGATGCCGGAAGCGGGCACGCGGGCGATGCGTTCAAGAAGCCGAACCACCCGACATTCTCGGATCAGTCACGTTATCATGGTGTCGATGGCTACCAGGGCGGCGCGTGGGGCGGCGGCCAGAACGGTCAGCCGTGGACGTTCACGCCGTCGCCGACGAACTTACAGGTGCATGGTCCCGAGGGGTTGCAACGCTACTTCCAACGGGTCGAGCCTGGAAATCAACTGATCCTGGGCGGCGGACAATGAGCCGTTTTGTCCAACTCGCCAGTGGTATCGACGTGGTTCCGGTCATGCTGGAACTGGCCCGCGCTGACCACCTGTGGGACAAGAACCCGGATCGGCGGCTGTATCCTGGCACACCCCACGCGGCCATGAGGGACATCACCGTCAGATACATGCCCGAGGCGGATATCACGAGGGAGGCGCGTAGGGCCGAGCACCGCAACGTGTTCTGGCCCGCGTGGCACGCTCTGCCGTCACTGCGGCCGATGGTGTTCGCGCTGATGACGCGGGTGCAGGCGGTCGAGTTGGGTTCAATCCTCATCACGAAACTGCCGCCGGGGAAAGCGATCGAGCCGCATTCGGACGCGGGGAACTGGGCGCCGGAGTATTACAACTGCAAGGCGCACATCACGCTGGCCGGGTCCGCGTTGGTTCGTTGCGAGGACGATGCGGTTATGTTTGTTGCCGGGACGATCTGGACTTTCGATAATCTTCTGACGCACGCGATTGAGAATGTCGGAGACTGCGACAGGATTGTTTGCATCGTATCGATGAGGTGTTGAGTGATGGACGCCGTGACAACCGTTGCCCAGCCGTCGAAAATGACGATTTACGCGGGAATTTTCTGTAAGGTATGGACGATCTCGCGCGCAGGGATGGGCCTCGAACAGCACGCGCACGACTGGCCGCACATCACGATCGTCATCAACGGCTCCGTCCGGGTGACGCGCGGGACCGACATTGTTCGCGACTACATCGCGGGCGACACGATAAAAATTCCGGCGTATCAGGACCATGCTTTTGTCACGCTGACCGACGACGTTCAGCTTGCCTGCGTTCACGCTGTCAACCGAGCCGATCCGGACGTGCTGATCGAGCGGGAGGACTAAGCCATGCCGTTTGTCGCAGCCCCGGTTATCGCCGCCGGAGTAGGACTCGCCGGATCGTATATGTCCAGCCAGGCCGCATCGAGTGCCGCCGACAAAGCCAACGCGACGCAGCGGCAGGCGCTGGAGGTATCGCGCGCCGACCTCGAGCCATGGCGCACGGCGGGTCAGGGCGCGCTCACGGGCGTTCAGAACGCGGCGGGCCTGAATGGCCAGGACGGCTACGACGCGGCGATGAAGGGGTTCCACACGAGCCCTGGCTACCAGTTCCAGCTTGACCAGGGTCTCCGCGCGGTGGACGCGGGCGCGGCGGCGAAGGGCTTGTTACGATCGGGAGCCACGCTGAAGGCTGAACAGACGTTCGGCACCGGGTTGGCCGATCAGTCGTTCAAAGACTATTACAACAGACTTTTCGATCTGAGTAAGCTCGGCGAGGGCGCGGCGACGGGTCAGGCGACCGCGAGCCAGAACACCGGCACGAGCATGGCGCAGACCGATTTGAGCGAGGGCAGCGCGCAAGCGTCGATCTACTCCAACGCGGCGAATGGGATCGGGAACACCGCCAACAACTTCGCGAACAACTCGCTGTATGCCGATCGGACGAATGCGCTGATGAATTACGGCAATCCAGGCGCGCGCTCCGCCGGGCTGCCCAGTTCGTCGAGTGTATATCAGCCGAACGTCAACATGACCCTTCCTGGGAAGTTCTTGTAACATGCCCCAGTTCACGCAATGGAATGTTCCGAACCCGTTCCCTAACATCCTCTACAACCCGGCGGCGGTGGACGCGGCGATAGCCAAGACGCAATCGGAACTCGGCAACCTCGATATCAACCGGCGGGAACTCGCGCTCAAAGAGAACAAGTTCGCACAGGGCCTGTCCCTCGGCGACGAGTTAGCGAAAAACATTGACGGCACGACGGGGAGCGCGATCCCCGGCGACAGCACGCCATTCGAGCGTAAGATGGGCTTTTCGGAAGGCGGTGGGACGGCCGATAAGGTCAACAGCGAGGGGTATGCCGGCCAGTATCAGTTCGGCGCGGCGCGGTTAGCGGACCTCGGCCTCTACACTCCGGCGCAAGGCGAAGACCTGAAGCGGAACGAGTGGAGGGGCACGTTCAAGATCGCGCCCTACGGCGTCGCGAACCTGCAAGACTTCCTCAAAAATCCGGCGGCGCAGCACGCGGCCTTCGTTGCCCACGTCGCGGATGTGGATAAGGCGATTGATGCCACACCGGGCGCCGACAAGTTCGACCGCAACGGACTGCGAGCGGTGGCGCATCTGGGCGGCAACGGCGGGATGCAGGCGTTCGTCGCCTCGGGCGGCACCCTCAACCGCGCTGACAGCAATGGGACGAGCCTCAAGGCATATTACCAGAAATTCGCGGACGGCGGCGCTCCGGCGCTGCAAAAGGCGTTCGGTGCGGCGCACGGCCCTGGCGGCCCTCAGTCGAATCTGCCGACAGTCCAGCCTGGACGACTGGCGGGTTGGGTCGATCCGAACGCGCCGCTTCCCGTGCCGCCGATCCCACCAGCCGGCGGCCCGCCTCCCATATTCAATCCGAATACCGGGCCAAGGGTCGCGGGCGCATCGCCGGCGGGCGCTCCGGGTGTTGTGCCGGTCGCCGCACCGGGCGCCTTACCCCCGGCGGCGGCGGTGGGCACGGACGATCCAAACGCGATGGTCAGTTACCCGCCGGTCGTAACGGGGCAGGCGGATGAGACGGTCCCCGTCGAGCCGTCCCGCCAGGCGATGCGGTTGGGTGGGGTCGCCGCCGCCGGAGATGCCGCAGGGCCAGGGTTGCCGGATCCCGCCCCCAACCGGATGGCGTATGGGACCGGCCTACCCGGCGTGACGATCGGCCTGCCGACCAATGGACTGGCGCCGCCTCCGACCGCCGCCGCGCCCACGACCGCTGCCGCTCCACCTGTTGCCCCGGCCCCGGCGACCGCCCCGCCACCCGCGCCGTCGCGGGTCATCCAGCGGGAGCCGCTGATCCAGTCGGGTATGGCGCGGGGCCTGACGCGGGACCAGGCGCTCAATGCCGCCCGGCTGTTTAAGTCCGGCGCCGATCCGGCCGCCGTGTTGCAGCACATCGACCAGCTCCGGCACCAGAACGACGTGATCCGCCAGGGCGACGCGACGCAGGCGGCGATCGATGAGAAAGAGAATTACGATCGGCGGAAAGCAGTGGAGCAGACGGCTTTCGATCGGACGGAAAAAGCCAAGGCCGATGCTATCGCCGCCGAAACCCTCAGGTTGTCGCAAGAGGGCGGCAAACGCGACACTGAACGGTTGAGGATTGAACAGCAGAAATTCGAGCAGGGTGCCACGCAGTCTGAGCGGGACGACTACAACTTGCGAGCCAAAGACCCAGGGAGCCAGGAATACACAGAGAGTTACGCTCGCAAAAAGTGGCAAATGTCGCCGAACGGGACGGTTATTGAGAATGACATGTCGAATTATCCGCCCCCGGCCCGCTCGATACAGCGGCCCACCTACCTACCGGCGCCGACGCCGCAATCACTGGATGAGGTAAGGAAAGCTGATAACGAGGGCAAAATCATTACGGATAGTATCGACCGTTATCTGGATATATTCGGTCAGACACGGGGAGAAAGCTGGAATGCCTATTTCGATGACCCGACTTCGCCGAAAGCGCAACAACTACTTGGCGCGTTCAACGCGATGGGCACCTCCTTGCGGAGCCCGATCTATCTGAACACAGGTGTTCTTCAGCCGGCTGAAATCACGCTAATGAATCAGCAACTCGTATCCCCTCAGTCAATAAGGGGCCTGTTCGCGACACCGCAGGCGCTCGCGGCCCGGTTGGGTGAAATCAGGTTGTCGGTCCTGAATCGAAGAGACACAGAATTACGATCAGTTGGAAAGGACGGCATTATCGTTCGCGACAAGGCTGACTTCGCCAAGGTCAAACCGGGCGGAAATTACTACGACAAAGACGGCAACCTGCGCGAGAAACCAGCGGAGTAACGGGAATGGCTGACGAGCCGTGGCTGAACACGCCGATCGTTCGGCCCAACGCTCCGGCCCTTCCGGGGGACGAGCCATGGCGGAAAACACCGATTATCCGGCCTCATATTCCTGCCTTTGTGGCCGAGGCACCGTCCGCGACAACCCCGAACGATATCTCGGGTGAAGGGCGTGACGAATACGGCAACCCCACCCGGCCACTCGCGGAGGCAACGCCCGCCGTTGAGCCTGATGCACCATTGGCGTCCATTCAGAACCTCCGGCGGGCGCTTGCGCCCGAACCCGGCTACGTGCGTGCCGGGCCGCTTCCGTTCGCCGTCAAGGAAACCGAGCCAGGGTCGGGCGTCATGGACCCGAACTCAGGCATCGCGGGTGCCAAACTTGATTTGCTTTCCCCCGTGGCCGGTCTGGTCAATCCCGTGCTTGATTTCATGGAAGGCACCGGGCTGTCCGATCAGGGAGCGAACTCACCTCTGGCTGGCAAGGTCAGTCCGGCGGGGACGGCGTTTCTGCTCGGCACGAAAATGGGCAACCCCAACCCGTTCCAACCGCGCAACACGCTGATCGAGGGCGTTGAGCGGGGGTTGAATGTTGGGCCGCCAGAAGCGAGGCCGCCATCCTCGGGCGACCTGAAAGCGGCCCCGTTGCCGGCTGAGTTTCGGACCGCTCCAATGTCGTCGGAAGGGCGAGCGGCGGTGGCCGCGCCGCGCGACGCCGCGCCATCCACACCAACCGGCATTCCCATTCAAAAGCCCGCCCCGCCAGCAGTAGAAGGCATCCCACCCCCAGGAACGGCGGCTTACGCGAAGCACGTCGCGTCGGCGTATTACGATATCGCGGACAAGTCCGGCGGCACACTTACACCGAAAGTCACGAATAAGTTCGTTGATGCCGTCGAAGCAGTCGGCAAACAGACGGAGGCGGGGCGAGCTGTCGCCGGACCAAATGAGGTCAGTAGTCTGGCTGAGAGGTTGCAGTCGATCAGAGATCAACCCATGACGCTGCGAGCCGCGCAGGAAGTCGATGAGGCCATGGGGGATCTGATCAGCAAGCAATATACCGTGGCTGGACTTTCAAAGGACGGGCAAAAGATTCTCGAGGCTCAAAGCAATTTTCGAAACATGATCGAGAATGCCGGCGAGGGGGACATCACGGGCGGTACCGCTGGCTTCGATGCGCTTGGCCCGGCACGCAAGGCGTGGTCCCAGGCCAGGAAGATGGACGACCTCGAACGCATTCAGCAACGCGCGCTCTTAACAGACAATCCCGCGACGTCCGTCCGGACGCAGATCAGGACGTTGATCACCAGCAAAACCAAATCACGAGGCTATTCGCCAGAGGAACTCGCCGCGCTGGAGGATGCCGCCGATCGTGGTGTCGTGGGCGGCGCGCTGCACGTTTTCGGCAGCCGTTTGGTTCCCTTGGTCGCCGGCGGCGCCGGGCTCGCGTCTGGTCCGGTGACTGCCGCGATAGCGGCTGGTGCGGCGCACACTGTCGGAGCGGGGCTGCGAGCGGGTGCGACCGGCATCCAGACGCGCCGCCTGAACAACGCGATAGAGACCATCGGTGAAAGCGTTCCGCCGCACC